CCTGCCGCCATTTCCCAAGCCTCGTCGTACTGAGCCTTCAGCAACTGTATGCGCTCTAATCCGCCTGGCAGTTTCATAGCCAGTCTGTACGCTAGGCCGCAAATTAAGCATTCTTGGAAACGGAATGGAATTTCTTCCACGTTCACACCGTTACCAGCATCAACAATACGGCGCAAACGCCAGTAAACAAAGTAGTAAAACGGGGCACTTGCTGTTCCCTGATCTGGCGTAGGCCACACAGTAATCTGCGGAACCTTTGCCGTTGCACCTGGCACATCTGTAGTCTGACCCGAACGGCGGTTTATATACACCTGAATCGGGCGACCCTGCGTCAACTTGTTAGGTATCGTTGAATACGTAGATACGCTTATTCGGTTGATGTTGATGTCAATCTGGTTCGCCTCGGAGCCAGGGTAATTACGAATAACATGCTCGATAAGATCAACAGTATCGTCAGGAAGGTCATACGTATTTACCCCTTGTATCAAAGGAATGGTGCCAGTATCAATAGTCCACAAGTTGATGCCGCGATTAGCCCACTCTGTCAGTAACAGATTAAGACTGCGGCGCGCTGTGCGGAAGTCGTAGCCAGTACGCAGCTCTAATCCATTGCGCTCAAACGCCTCCTCAACGATATCGTTAAGGGTAGGATTAAACAGTGTGGTACTGGTTGTGTATGGCATTAAACCATCCGTCCTTTTGTTTTACCGCGTTGGGCGCAGCCATCACCACGAGATGATGCTGTTCCGCCTTTTTTGTAACCTTCGCGCTTCATCATTGATTTAGGATCAAGATCAGCACCTGCTTGCATTTCTCTTGTGTCCGATACTCCACCAGAACCACCGCCACCACTACCTCTTGATGCTTTTATCTGCTCATACCGTTTTAAAGCTTCTTGCCGCATTTCTTTAGTCGGCCCTTTATCGCTTTTATCTATATCTTTTTTACCAACCCAAGAACCATCTATATACGTTGCTGGGTGAATAGAATAACGGGAAGAACCGTAATCAAGTTCTTTTTTTGTTGCATAAATATTTGCTTTTTGATAGCTTGAATAATCAGACGGTAAATATTTTTTTTCTACATGATCGTAAAGCTTATATTTTGTAGTTTGGTCAGCCATTACTTTCTCCTAGCTGCGCGCATGTTATCCACTAAATTTGGGTAAGGTCTGCCTGCTTTTTTAGCCATAGCTTTCGCAGAGGCTTTCTTTACAGCAGTTAGTACAGACGGTTTACCCAATTCCTTCGGACGCGGCTTATCCCACACAGGTTTTACTTTCCCACCCTTCTTATACTGGGTGAAGTCTGTATCGTCCCTGCGGGCTTTCTTAGCGCCCTTGGGCATCTTAGAAGGGGCTATGTCGCCCATGCCGCGTGAAGGTCTCATTAGCAGTATCCGCCTTTTTTCATCTTAGACATGCCGCCTTTTTTCATACCTTTAGCGCCGCTCATGATGCCGACGTTCTTGCCAGAGTCACCTAAATTTCTGCCTACAGTTTTACCTTTAACAGCAACACCATCACGGCTAGGAGCAGCAGTCTTTACTTTGCCCATTGATGTCATGCCACCGGATGCCATCTTTTTCATAGCCATGCCGCCTTTAGCCATCTTGCCTTTGCCATCAGCAGCAAACGCTGGAACCTTTTGACCGTCTTTCATGACCATAGGCATACCGCCATCAGCGTATCCACCCTTAGCCATCTTTTTCATCATGCCGCCTTTTTTCATGCCAGCTTCGCTCATCTCATGTTTGATCATGGACTTAGGAGCGCCTTTAGACTTCATGAACGACACTTCTTTCTTAACCATTTTCTTTGACTCAGCCATACCGCCTCCTGATTTAGTAAACTCTTTACCCACACTCTGCGGCACACCGGCCTTTTTGGCAAACGCAGGGTTGTGAGCTACCGCCTGCATAAACCTTTCCTGCTTTTTACTCACGCTAGGCACGAGTCTTACCCCTTATAGCGCAACCATCTGCACGTTTAGAAGCACTGGAAACTTTTCCACCCTTCTTAAATGTCTGCATAGGTTGTTGCTGTGGGTTTGGTGCGCCCGCATTAGCTTGTGGTTGCATGTTGAATGTCTGATTCGTGCCGCCATTCTGACCGCCAGCTTGAGGCTGATTGCCATAGAAAGGATACGTAGGCTGCTGTGTCATACCGCCATCTGCGTACTTTTTCACTTTACCGCCTTGGGCGTAATCACGATCACGAACATGCGGAGGAACTGGCATTGTCCTTCTAGAGCCAATACTTACTGGCATAGTTCTTTCATACTGTTTTTTGTCTTCTTCTTTATCTTTATTGGTAGGTGGCCCCATATAAGGCAGCTCAATAATTTTTGGCTCTCTTTTTGACATCAGCACATCCTGCCTTTCGTTTTACCGCGCTGGGCTATACCGTCACCACGGCTAGATGCGCTGGAAACTTTTCCACCGGATGCCATTTTCTTTGATTTAAACTCGTTGCCCAAATGTTCTCTAACACGATCCATAAAAGAACCTGTAGATGTGTCTTTAACACCCATACGCTCTTTAGTTAAAAACGTGTTCTTTGGCCCCATACCAGAAGTGCTTACTGGCACTGATGGCTTCATTTTAAAGTCACCTTGGCTGCCAATTTTTGCGCCAGTGTCTTCATATCCAGCGTAATGTTTACGAGCCTCTTCCAAAGCTTTACTTGGTTCTTTTGGTTTAATTAACCTTAAACTGTTGTCTACAGGAGGTTTTTTCTTTTCTGGCCTAGTTATACTTTTACGTCCAGAGCCGCCGTCTTTTGGGCCAGAGTCTGCTAAATATTGTTTTGCATCAAAACCAGAAGCAATACCTTTAGGAGACTCTTTCTCATCTTCTTTAATAGATTCAGAAATGTACTCTATGGGGCCAGACATTGTGGATTTAGCTGGAGCGCGTTTGCCCAAACTCTCATAATCTTCTACGCCGCTAGTGGTTGGTCGATCTTCTTGCACTTCTGACTTAACACTTTTAGTTGAGTATCTGCCGAACGGTGACTTGTTATCTTCTGCAATTTCATCAGCACTACGTGTGCGAACTGGTTGGCCCGAACTAGAGCGGACTGGATTGCCTGAGCTATCAGTCAGCATCCCACCAGCGTATTTTTTAACTTTACGTTTCATGACTTATCCTTTTTGGGCAATAAGCTGATCAATGCGAGCTTCAAGTTTGTCAAAGCGTTGATCAATGTGGTCTGTAATCCGCTCAACTTCTGCATTAGTGACGTTATCACGGGCAATCTCCTCACGAGTCTTGTTCAGCAAGATCGTAATACGCGCTAGTTCAGTGAACTTTTCATGCGCTACATAAGCAAAAAGAGCCGTGAATAGACTTAATATCGTCATCCATAGCCCGTTGATGTCTAGCATTTCCATTTCCTTAATGCTTTATTAATACGGCTATCTGGATCTTTTGCTGTCTTTGGTGATGTCAACTTGCTCTTCATCCCCTCCATCCGCGCACAGAATGACTTCTTCCGTGAGCCACCTTCTGGCTGAGGGGCTTTCAAGCCTGGCTTCTTCGGGTTGGCTGCATTGTAAGACGCCCGTCCTTTGGCGTTTAATCCGCCCGAGGGAGCTTTTCCTTCCTTGCGCTGCCATGCTGGAGTCTTAGCCATAAAGTACCGTCGCTGTCACGCTTGAACCAACACCCACAAAAATACCGTTGGAGCAATAAATGCCCTCGTTAGGTATCTTTACAGGCAACCCAATTGTGTTAAATGTATCCAACTCAACATAAATGTTAGTGTAAACACTGACATTACCAGAAGTTGTTGCTGGCGCAGCAGAAGTTACACTAAAACTATTCTCGTTAATGTACGTGATTGCATACACGCCATCCCTAGCTGTACCAGAAGTAATATCCAAAAACACTCGCTGACCATTAGTCAAACCATGTGCTGTACTTGTAACCGTAATGGTAGTAGACGATTGACTATAAGTGCCGCTAAGTTTTGCTGATGGATCAGTAACAGCCATGTTTCTTGCAGATACAGTAGCAGACGTCACCGTCACGCCTTTTAAGCGAACGGCGTAAGTCACAGCATTACCAGATGCTCTGGCATGATAAGACTTTACGTCATATTGCATCATAATTAAATATCACCCGTAAAAAAGAGTGGTTGTAATAGACGTGTTAGGAATACCAACATAGATACCGTTAGGAGCCAAAATGCCTTCTCCCGGAATCAATGTGTAATATGCCGTGCCGCTAGAACAATCAAACTCAGCTAAGATTGACGGATACATTGTTACATTACCGCTTGTCGTAGCAGACGTTACAGTTACAGTAAAAGTGCTTGCTGTTACATTTGAGACTGTATATGCCTCATCTAAAGATGTGCCGGAAGTAAAGTCTAGATAAACCCTATTTCCGTTTGACAGCCCGTGGTTAGTAATTGTTACTGTACAAACAGCAGTTCCTGGCACGTTGTATGTACCAGCCTGGCTTATGTTGTCACAAAATGTAGTGTTGAAAGTAACGGACGTAGAAGGGGATATTACTACCCCTTTTAAACGTGTGCGCCCGTTATATGCAACACCAGATACTGTGTTGTGGTACGACTTAACGTCTGTTTGCATGGTCATAATGACCCCCTATTAGACGTTCTGTTGACCGAACAAATAGTCAGCTACAAAGTACGTAACAAAACCAGCAACTGTACCGACGCCTGAGCTTGCGCTTTCAATTGTCAACACTGTATTAACTGTTGCATTAGCTACGGTACCAATACCACCGCCTGCGCCAGTAGCGCCAGGAGTAATAGTCTTTGCCGATGTAGCAGCTAGAGCAGCAACATAGTACGAAGCATTGGAAATACCACCAGTAATGGTTGTATAGCCAACATTGATAGTGCCAGATGTAATAGGGCTAGTAATAACGACTGACGTTACTACAGCATTAGCTGGAAGAATGACTTGCGCAGTTTGACCAGAAGCTACTACAGCGTTACTGGATACAGCTACGTTAGCATCGAAAAATGTGGCAGCCATAAGGCCAGATCCACAATAGGCTTGACGGGTCGTGTCACCGCCGCCAGAGCGCCAAATACTTTGGGTGGTTGAAATAGGCATTTTAAATTTTCCCTCATGCGGTTAGGTGTTGGCAGTCTGCATGAAGTCAGCCGGGACTGTCTGCCACACCGGTATTACCCGGAATTTCCTACTTTATAGCATAAAACTATTGAAAAAGGGGAACTTAATCCCCTTTTCCTATCGCCTAATTAAGCGCCTTGCGAACCGAACATACCCAGTGGGTCTGACCAGCCGAAAGAATAACGCTCACGAGACTTGTAACGCACGTTACCTGTATCGAAGTCACCGTCCATCGAGTTCGACAAAGGTGTACGAATAAAGTGCTTCATGCCGTTTGGAACGTCGGTAGTCAAATACCAGCCGTTTGTGTCGGTCAAGAAGTGGTTAATCGTATAGCCTTCTGGAATCGAACCGTTGTTCTTCAATGCGTTGATATCGTTGTCGTTAGTGCCAACACGCAGGCTGGTTTCTAACAGACGAGTAGCAACGAACTGGAGAGCTGATGGAACAATCAACTTGCGTGGTTTAGCAGCGATCAACAGATCACGTTCATCTGTCCAAGCGGCGATCTGAATAACTGCGTTTTCCAACGAAGTTTCATTTAAGTCAGCTTGAGTAGAAGGCGTGTTGCTGTTAGTACCGCCAGAGACCAAAGGATGTGCTGTCGAGAACAGAGCAACGCCATCGCCACCTGGGTAGGTATTGGAGAAGCCGTTGTTAATAACAGCAGCAGCTTTAACCTGCTTAGTGTACGACATAGCACGAGCCAAAGCCTTGGTGTAACGAGCCGACAGTGAGTCGTACAAGTTGTCCTCGATAGCCTCTTCGGTCAGCGAGAAACCAAGTGCAATAGTTTCGTGGTTGTATCGTGCAGTCCAAGCTTCTTGACCGTTGTCATAACGAATGGCGGAGCCTTCATTCTTGACAGGTGCGGCTGAGAAGCCAGACAGTTTTGTTTCTTCTTCGAACGAACGCTCGGAGGTCTCTGTTTCGTAGATCTCTTTGTGTTCTTCGCCGTAACGTGCATACTCCAAACCGAACAATGCGTTCAGGCCAGGCAGCAGCTCTTTCAATAGTTGTGCGCGTGAAATAGCCATGACTTACTCCTTAAACGCCAGTCGGATTTAGATACGCATGTCCGCCTGTGATCACTGTTGCCACGGTGTTGCCTGGGCTAGTGAATGTTGACACCGCATACGGTGCATTAAACTTGCAGATCCACTCGCAATAACCGTTTGAGCTGTTGCCAGTATCTGGCACAAAATCAACGATGCGAACTGGGAAGGAAGCTGTAGTAGCAGTGTTGCCACCAAAGATACCAACTGCGGAGTCGCCTGTGTTATTCGAACCAGCGTTCTGAACCAAAACTGCATTCTCGCCAACAAGGTTAGGGCCGTAGAAAGCTACGGTAGTACCAGTGGAAACAGAAGCAACTTTGAACAAAACATCAGGATCATCAACTACATAAGCCTGAATATCTGATGCGGCTGTACCAGCAGGATAGCTTTGGAAGAACAGCTTCTGCTTGGTGCTTGGGTTTGTGTAAGTACAACCCATAAAGATACCAACAGGCGTAGCTGTGCTAGTGCCGGTGTCTTTCTCGATTGTACCGTTCGATGCGCGCTTTACTACGTCGCCAAAGAAAATGTCAGAACCATAACCGCTGGCAATAGACATCAGGCGAGTAGAACCAGCGTACACCTGTCCACCGATCAAATTGACCGGTAGTAAGCCGTAAGGCTTATTTACAGTTGGGTATGCCATTGTTTACTCCATAAAATTAACTAGCCACCACTCTTAGAAGTCGAAGACTTTGACTCTTTGAATAGAGGCATACGAGGGTCGTTTTGACGCATTAAATTGTTATCCACAGACAAGATCTGATCTTCAGATTGTTTGAGATAGTGGTTATTGCGCTGCTCCACGAACTCAATCGGTGTCTTGCAAAGTAACAATCCGCCGACTTCGATGCCATCTTTAAAACGGCTACCTTCATCGACTAGCAGTTGAAATTGTGGTTGCTCTTCAATCTTAACTGGCTCCCAACCTTCTCTGAGTTTGGCAGAGTAGTTACGTGGGTCAGAAGTTCCTTGAAGCCCAACACGAATCCATCTATACGCATATCCAGGAAGCTTGTCCGGTTCGGGCAAAAGCTCTGCGGGTTTCCACTGCTTAGGGCGTTCCGCTTGGACGCGTGTTTCTACATTTCGGGGTGTTCTATTCTCAGCCATTTGAAGCCTCCAATTTCATCATTTCTCTGACGTACTGTTCTGGTGTTAATCCTAATTTCTTGGCAATCAGGACTTGCGACTGTTTCAGCTTCACCTTTTTGGAGGGTGTGCTGCGATCAGCAGAAGCTACGACAGAGGCTGGTTTGGAACGCTGCGTTTTTTGTGGCGCGGCTTCCTCTTCCTTGTCCCCAAAGTTCTCTGGGAATCGACGACGCATAGTGTCATCAACCTTTTTCCAATACTCATCTGTAGACGGGTATGACGTCCCATATTGAGCGACTAGCTTCTGATGTAATCCCAGAGCCAAGCTAGTCATTTCCTCATCCTTACCGAACCATTCATTGCGCTCTTGCCACGCAATCGCACGTTGGTCAGGTTGAGGTACTGTATTAGTTGCGGGTTGTACATCACTTTCTTCAGGTTGTCTAGACGGAACAAATTCCTTAGCTTTCTGGATTTTGAACTGAGCCTGACTTAACTTTTCTTGTGCATCCAGTAAACGGTCAGAGT